AGAAACATTAATTAATTTGTTCAAAGAATTGTTTAACATATCTGTATTGTTATTCGTCAACCGTTCATTCAACTTTTTCAGTTCTTCTGTTGTGGGTTCATGTTTTCTTGCAATCATTTTGAGAAGCAATTGATTTTGTTCCTCGACAGAATTCAATAAAAAATCTATTTTTTCATCCAATACATTATTTTGTTGTTTCACCAACTTTAAACTATTGTATATCTTTTGTAATTTTTTGTACATTTCTTCTTCTGGGTTGGTTGCATTACCTTGAACCTCCGTAACATTTATTATATTGTTTGCAAAAGCTTCAATCATCGCCATCGTTATAGGTTCAGTTTGAGGAAAAATTCCCTCTATTAATTCTTGATTTTCACCTTCAAGAATGCCTAAAATATTATTTGACACCAGCGTAATCATGGGTTTATAATCACGATTTTCCTGCTTTATATTTGTAAGTATCGCTTTGGATGCTCCCTCTCGTCTATCTTCGTCGTCTCCAATATCTCCATCCATTCCTTGAACGGACAAATCTTGCTCAAAGAAATAGGCAAATCTTTCTCTGAGGGATTGATAGGGTTGAATACCACAACCATTCAATAAAAAGGGCGAATTGTAAAACATTTTTTCGGCGCCGACATTTTTATCGCTTGAACTTAAATAAGTTTTATTTGCCGTTCCTGGAAAAAAGTTTTCTTCTCTTTGAATCGCCGTTGAATAAAAGACCTGAAAAGAATCACCGAATGATTTGAGTGCTATAATTACCATTCTCAAACCACCTGCATCATTCAACTTGAAACTATTATTAGTTACAGTTCTATTGTTTATAATGTATTGGGCAAAATCAATCAATCGATTCCACGATTTTTGCTCAAGAGTAGGATTCTTCCTGTTTTGATTTTCTTTTAAATAATAATTACTATTCACGAGAGAACAAATGTTTGGAATTGCACTATCACCAACATGTAATTCTATAGATTGTTTCGAAGAATCTGTTATTCTTACGCCTTTGTAAAAATATGGATTTCCACTTTGGTCTGGTCTGTTTATCCACGAAGAATATCTCTCGAAATCTCGAATTTCATTCCCTTCGCCGTCTACCACAATAAACTTGACTGGACTAGATTCGTATTTTTGAGTATATTTATCTCCTGAAAGTGTAGAAAATTGAATGCTTGACCCAAAATAACCAAAAAATTGTGAAATACCTCCTTTCATAATGTCTAAAATAGTTGTATTGTGTTCATTACTGTTATTTTCATCATTAAAAAAATTCAAATCTTGACATTTTTGAAAATCTTGAATATCACTACCATTCGGATAAAATTTACTCATCGGAATTGCAAAACGAGTCGCTGGATCTATTAACGAAGGTGCATTTTCGATGACTTGAATATTGTCGATTGGATTTGGCTGGCCCTCATTCGGTTGAATAATCCTTTTTAATACTTCATTCGGCGTTCCGTTGTCTTGAAACCTGTATTTGAATTCATCGCCGTTAAAAAGACTGTTTACATAATTTACGGATTCTGGCGGAGCGTTAATATCTTTGAGAAAAAACTGTTTGTCACCAGTATAATTATCTGTAATACTTTTATAACGAATCATCGTGAGGTCATTAAAACCGTTACAGTCTTCAATAAAATACTCCAACATACTTGTATAAAAACTCCACTCACCTGTCGTTTCTCTCAACGATTTATACAATTTCGTGTCGTCACTTATTTGGATTTCTTTGTTTTCTATTGATTCCAAAAATTCTAAATAAGTTTCTCTTATATCGTCAATATCATTAAGTGAATTTTTTCCCTTGAAATCATGATTTAATTCTTTGTATAATTTTAGAATCAAAATATTTGTTACATCTGGAGTTTGACTTCTAAAATTATTACAATTTGTTGATCTAACTCCTTCTATTCTTCGTACTTTGGATTCAACTGGTTCTAAACTCTTAGCCTTTCGTTTTACTTGTCCACCAGTTTGTCCCCCTTGATTTGGTAGTACTTTCTCTTTGTCCGGTCCCATAATATCCAATTGTTCATACAATATCAAAAACAACAAGTATTCGAATAATCCTTCTACTCGATTGAAGAAAAAATTCTCCAACTCATTTGATACTTTGTCATACTGTTGAACTAGTGACGACATGGATTCATCTTCTTCTTCTCCTACCGTTGATAATGATACTAAGTCGTCTACAAATGGAACTTTTTGATCAAACTCAGAGGATTCATTTTCTTCTGGTTGTGAAAAAAGAACATTTGTAACAACCATTTTTTTGGCAGATGGATTGAATTCAACAACTCCTACAGGTGTTGCAGGTGGGGTTTTCATGGGTGATACATCTGGTGATACATCTGGTGATAATACTTCAGGTTGTGAAATAGGAACATTTGTAACACCCATTTTTACGGCAGATGGATCGAATTTATCAACTCCTTTAGGTGATACATTTGATGATACTACAGGTGTTGCAAATAGGTTTTTCGTGGGTGATACAGGTGGTGATACTGGTTTTTGTGTTTGTGATTCAATATCTGTTTTTTGTGAGTCTTCATTATCCATGACTAAAAATTAAAATTAAAAAATATTCTTTCCTACAATAAGAAAAGAATATTATTTGTCAACATTTCACTAAATCAAAACTCTTTACACAAAAATCTACAAAACACAACTATACTTTTTCAAAATCACCGCCGGAACCAATTCACTTCCGTGTTTTTCTATTTTTTTATAACATTTATTAATCGTAACTTCGCTAATCTCGCTTATGTTTTTCACATCTCGTTTACTAATATTTAACTTACACAATTGAGCGATATAATAGACGACACCAGCCGCTATTGAATGCGGCGTGTTTTCCGGCATCATGTTTTCCTTTTCAATCTTCATCGAAATAAACTGACACAATTTCGTCAATTCATGATTCATACTCAACTTGGAACAATACCTCTCAATAAATGCCTCTGGTTTCGTGCGATGAAACGATGTCTTGTCCGTCTTGATCATATCTCTTTCTAAATCGTTAATAATCAGTTGAGCATTTTTACACCCTTTTGTTGCACTTGTCACATCCAAATGGAAAATCGTCGCGATTTCTTTCGCCGTTCTAGGAAAATTATTGATTCGACACGAAATGTAAATGGAAGCCGCTAATATTCCGTCACGATTGTCACCACGAAATGTCAAATCATACTCCGAAATTTTCTTGTGGTAGCGAACTGCATCGTCAATAATCAACTTGGGTATTCCTGAATTTTGAGCCATAATCGTAATGCGTTGAAATTCGTCATATTGCGATTTCTCCTTGTAAGGCATCGATTGCCATTCGGTGTATCTACGAATCTTTCTCATCTCGTAACTCATCGAACCAAAGCACAATACTTTACAACCAAAAGAAGATTCCTGAAGCAACGGATTAATCGGCATTCCACACCGTGTAGGGTCATTATTTTGATTGTCATCGGCTCCATAATAACGCCATTCGGCACTATGGTCCACCATGTCCTTGTAGATGATTCCACATTTGGTATTTGTACACGTCAAGAATCCCTCCTCCGAAAAGGCCAAACTATATTCACAACGTTCACACTTTTCACGGTCACCACATGCCCTGTAAATACATTCTATAGGTGTTTTTTTCTCGTTGATTTCTTCATCGAAAATATTCCATAATTCAGTCTTGTTTACATGATTGTTCTTATTTTTTTTACTTTTTTCCTGAGTTTGTTGAATCATAAATGTATATCAAAAATTGGAAATATTCTGCCTATCATAATACTAAAGATGTTTTTATGTCGTTTTTACTTCAATTTTATTTTATGATTGTATGTTATGGGACCGACTTTGTCTAAACATTCAAAATCAGGAGGAGAATTAAATAAAGATTCAAAAAAAGAAACTCCAGACACTCCAGACACTCCAGACACACTCAAATTAGAACAACTCGTTGATAAAATAGCGGCGAATTATATTGTAACGATGGATAGTGACAGTCTACGAAAACTGAATGAAAAATCATATTGTGACGAAATTATGGCGCTGACCTCAGACATTTTGGAAAAAGAATTTACACATTTAGAAGTTCAACAAATAGCAAGTCGTGTTCACAAGGGAACTATCATCATTTCAGAATTCGATGAACCATTACCGAGTGAACCCAATACAGAAGACACTGTTTTCTTTTTGAGAAAGGATGCCCTTCAGGAAAATCCAGAAGAAAAAAGGGAAATCTGCAACGAAATCGCCAAATTCTATGTCAAAATTGCCCATTTGTTTGCAGCAATTCTAAAAACAATCAATCCAGAATATATTTACAAGGATTTATTTGGAAATATTATTCGAACTCGAGAGAAGGAGAGCATTCCCAAAAATGCAAAATATCAGCTCTACAAATTGAATCTCTGTAATCAACGATTGAATACTCTTTTGGGGAAAAACAACATCGATGAAATGGTCTATTTGGGAACGGACGAAAAAAAAATCGATGTGCAACCGGACTACTGTAGTATTCACGTGAAATCCAACGGCGAAATCAAAACTTTGGAAGAAGAGCCAGGAATTCCTGAGTTAATGACGCTCTACTACGATGCAGATTATGATTACAAGAGCGGCGAATTTCGGGGTATGACGGCGAACACAAAAGAAGAATACCAAAAAGACTTGGAATTGTTTTACAAGAGTTTTACTGGGGCAGATTCGATGCCTTCTACTATCAAAACCTTTGGCGACATTAAACTGAGGGACTATAACAAAACGAAAATTTGTTTGACAAACGAGAGAAACGAGAGAAATGTTACAACCGAAGTCTACAATACAAAGGGCAACTACAAAGATCAGTTGTTCAATTGGTATTCTGGAAATATCGGCGAAATGATTCACTCGGTCAACGAAAAACAAGAGAAATTATTAGATATTTTGAATCAGGTCTTTTGGACCGACGTTACAAAAGAGAATTCCATTCGAATTCAACCGGATTTGACCGAAAACAAACTACAATTGTTGGTTGAAGATGCACGAGAATGTATTAAAGATATGTATATTCTTTGTGAGCGTGATTTCGTGGAAGGAATTAAAATTTACGAAGCAATTGTAGAATCAAAAATGATGGAAACTACGCAAAAGCAAATTGAGACTCTTGAAAAACTTTCTGAAAAATTATTCAGCAAGTAAGGCGAAGATGTCACCAAAATATATTACAAAATATGAAACAACTTATAACATCGATTGAATTACAAGTTGTTTTTATGAACAGGTTTTATGAAAAACGAGGAATTGACTCTTTCATTCACTCAACCTATTTAAGCCTTGGCTGCGGCGGCACTTTTGGAAGCGGCAGCGGCTTTGGAAGCGGCGGCGGAAGCGGCTTTAGATGCAGCGGCAGCGGCAGATCTTGCAGCAGCGGCGGCTTTGGAAGCAGCTTTGGAGGCACTCATTGCCATTTTGCGGGAACGAGCTACGGTTCTCTTGGAACCTTTTCTTGAACGTCTTTGTCTACGAGTTTGTCTACGAGTTGCCATTTATATATATACCCAACAAAAAAATTTTTTCTGATTTGTTAGATTCTATTTTTATTTCTTTTTTCTAAAAGGAATAAAATTTTTCTATTTTTGTTTTTATCTTTTTATAGATTCTTTTTCATTACTTTTTCCTTAATATTTGTCATTTTTCCTTACTTTTTCCTAAAAACTACCAAACAGTATTTTCTGAATGCCAATACATTCCATCCCCCTTTTTGACATTATACATATTCCTAAATATTTTGGATCTCGTCAACGGAACATTCGTTCTAAATTTATCCAACGGATGCGGATTTGTCTTTAATTGCGCCAAAAGAGCCTTCTTGTGTAAATGTTGCCGTTGTTGAACTGCAAAATAAATATAAAAAATTTCAAAAGAAATGTAACGAATAGGCACAATATCTTCATTTTTGTCTTGGAAATCTTTCAAATATTCTTCACAAATCGCTAAACCAGAAATATCGGCCATATCCTCACCCAGACCAATCGATGCATCGAATTTAATTCCGTCTTTCAACGCCACATCTTCATATTGCTTAACAATATCAGTTTGAAGTTTTTTGAAATACGCCTTGTCTTTTGGTGTCCACCAGTCATGTAAATCACCTTTGTAATCATATTGACTTCCCATATCGTCTAAACAGTGACTCATTTCATGTGCAAAAGTGGACCCCACATGTGCCACATTATATTCAATACCTCTTTCGTCTAAATCGATAAAGGGTTTTTGTAAATAGGCTAAAGGAATGTAAATCGTGTTTTCACTTGGAATATAATAGGCATTCACAACATAGGTTTGTTTTCCGATGAGTTTGAATGGTGATTGTGACCAATCAATCACGGGAATATCTCGAACAGTTTGACCTTCCAATTCAATATATTGTTGCGTTTTCCACCGCGTAATCAGGAGAACATTTTCCCAACCGTCGCTTCCATAAGCTAGAAGTGGGTCGTCTCTCATTACATTCGGTTTCGCAATTTCGATCTTCAAATAGTCTAATTTCAATAATGCATATTCTTTGGTTTTTGGACTCAACCAATTGTTTCTCTTGATAATTCTCTTGTAGACGGTCAACATTTCATTTCCCATAGTTTTTGCATAATTAATGACGCGTGGATCTGCATATTCTTTGATATACAATTCAGACAACAAAGTATTGAAAGTAAGTGATAAAGCGAATACAGGTAACAATTCGGCAGGGAAATCGATCTCTGCTCCATTCAGAAATTTTCCTTGAAAATCAAAATTAATATGCCTTAAATCTTTATTAAAGCGAAGCATTTGTCTCAAATACATGTAATACCAATAAGATTTCCACTGTTTTGAATCCCACTTTTCTTGAAGTAGTTTGCATGCACATTGTAAATAACTTAGACTTGCACAAATAAAAGTATTTGGAACATTCTTAAATCCCAATTCTTTGGCAAAAGTA